GTATAACAAGGTAGACTGGGATAACTTCGGGGACTATGACACTGACCCGAGTGATGGTACTCCCGGTGAGGCCAAGGCTGAGGGGGATGAAGAGTTTGGTGCTATGGAATTATATGATATGGTTAAGGACTACCCTGACATAGCATCACGTTTGTTGAAGGCATGTGGAGTCACTGAGTCTGACTTCGCTGATGAAGTATACCTAGTAACAGGAGACCTTGTATGACTACATTCTACAACGTAACAATCTTAATGCCTGATGGTAAACAAGTAGGTCTTGGCTTACTTAAGTACCCTACCCTTGATGACATGCAACAGTGGGTAGGCGGTGGACTTATTGAACGTGTTGTGCTACCATACGATGATAACAATAGGAGGCGTGACATGTTAGTGAATGAGGATGGATACACTAAGGGTATGGAGGTGAACCATCGTGCTACTGAGACACTAGGCACAGGGCGTGTTGTCGTTGGCCCTGCTGCTATCCTTGAAAACTTTGACCTTCGATAAAGGAGAACTATGAACACACCATTACCGTATGCTAATGAGCACAAGTTTGCACATATATACTGGAAACTAGAGGACTTGACTCACAACTATGAGTTAAGTGATGAGGAGGCATTGGATATCCTTGAGGAGAACGAGGAAGAGATGATGGATGCTATGGATGAGGTAGCATCTATGATTGTAAGGGATGCAGTACAGGATTTTACTAACGCACGTGATGATTTAGACTGGAAGGAGGCAGACTATGACCAAGACTGAGCTTCAAGATAGAGTAAGTACTCTGTTGAAGGACAACGAGCGATTAGCTATTGATACATGTGATGCTAAGCGTGCTTATGAATATAAACAAAAGGAAGTTGATCAGTTAGAGCAAGAGATGACATGGATGGAAGAAGAAGCTGAGGACATGGAGCAAGACTTAACCGTTGTACAGTTCGAGCGTAATGTTGTGGTAGCATACCTAGAGGATAGGCTTGCTAAGATTAGTGAAGAGGCATGGTCTGAATATGAATATGAAGAGGAGGATGATGAGAGTAGTTAGATATTATGATGGCACTGGCTGGCGTATAGCCTTGCATGTTAGTGACGGTAGGAAGTATGCAAGCATGTTACCTCTTAAGAACCCCATCGTCATACGCAAGTTAGACTTACGCATAGCCAGTGGGTTGGAAGATGTGCAATTACATGGTGAGCCTTACCCTATAGACAGGGCACTCAAGATATTCCGTGAGTATGCTGAGGTTAGGGGACAAGACTTATCACATGCAGTTAAACTTATACTCGAGGTGACTGATGAACAAGATAATGTTAGCAGAGAATAGGAAAGCATCAGGTTTATGGCAACGTGATGGTGTGACAGTGATCAGTGTGTTACGTGCCCCGCTTATCATACATGTGAACATGCATGTGATAAGGAAGAATATAAGGGATGAACAGACTGAGCCACCTATTAGTATTAGGCGTGGCAAGACTGGTGCTGTGATACTTAGGTGCCATGATGTACAGACATCAGGCCCATGCAATGTGGTATACCGCAGTAAGGCACCGCTAGCATGTGGTGCTAGGTTGTGGATGCAAACATTAAGTAGTATAACCTGCAGATAAGGAGAATAAATATGGAATATAAGACAACGAACTATCCAGTCGAAGCAATATATAAACACATGAGGTGCCCCAAGTGCATAGCTCAATTGGACTATGCTGATGATGAGTTCTATAATAAGTCTATCCGTGACATACAGGACTTAGACTTTGGATTCACAACAAAGGGGTTCCAATTGTGGTGTAACCGTCATGACATAAGCGTGATTCATATAGACAAAGGGACGCACGACTTAATAGTGGACACGAGTGAGTACGGTTCACTAGATAAACGCAACGGTAGCATGGCACCACTCAGCGAACTCAAGCAGGCCATGTCGTTAGAATAGGAATAGTATGATAACTTATAGTAAGATTATTATTGCATGGGTACTAGCTTGTTATGTTATAATGACATCACTAAGATTGGTATTCAAATTCTTTAGAGGAAATGGAGATCACCCTTATGACTAAAGATGAGTTCGATACTATCATGATTCGTACCATGAAGGGAATGGATGCGAGTGATGAGGAATTAAAATATTACGGTAAGAAGCTAAATGAAAAGTATGATGATTACGAATTCTGTAAGCATATGACCACGGTTGCATTTGAGGCCATGTGTATTGAAGGTGTGCGTAGCTGGAATCATATTAGACTAGCAGAAAAAGCACAGTATAACTAACGGAGTGGGGGTTGGTCAAGCGACCAGCCCTCTTCCATTTCAATTGGAGATTGATATGAATGAAGCAGTGTTTGCAGTATACATACTGATGCATGTAGTATTCACACAGGTAGGTGATGGGACACAGGCTATCAAGGCTACATCCAAGACTATAGGTGACTATACTGAGAGCCATCTATGCGTCAATGAATTGCGTGCTAAGTACCGCAGTAATAACTATGACCTCGGTACTAATTCCTTTGGCTGTATCAGAGTGGTACATCCACAGCATGAGGAACTTGACAACCAGCGTAGACAACAGCGAAACCGTGAAGGCAGTGGTGGCAGAGAAACAGGTATTGGTAGCATTGAGAGTTTCACCATGTCATTAGAGAAGGTGATGCCACGATGACAGCCTACGGAGTATTCGTATTCGTAGGGGTGTGTGCATTATTAATCTTTTTATTGACAAGAGATGGTGACAATGATAGAATGTAAACAATTCAATGGTGATCCCAGCCTATGGCTGAGAGACCCCTTCGTTAAACGAAAGGGAGGTATTCAATGAGTCTTACAGAACAACAACTTATAGATCGCAAGAAAGGATTGTTTGGCACTGATGCTGGCATGCTTGATGAGACCAGCCCATACAACGATCCGTATTGTCTATACAAATTCAAGCGTGGCGAGTGGGATGATGCACTTGAGCCTGCTATACACCTTGAGTTAGGACATGAGCTTGAGGATTATGTAGCTCGTAAGTATTGCGAGAAGACAGGCAACGTAGTAGTTGAAGACGCAACAACATACTGGAACCAAGAGCATCTATACAATGATGAACCATTCATGGGGGCTCATGTTGACAGGTGGGTACTGCCTGATGATGCTGACATGAGCAAAGAATGTGTTCACTTACGGAGCTTAGGCGCACATAACTGTAAGAAAATATTAGAGTGCAAGACAGCATACACACGCAACAGATGGGGCAAGAACGGTAGTGGTATCATCCCCCCTAACTACCTTTCTCAAATTAAGCATTATTGCCTAGTGCTTGGCATCCATGATGTAGACGTAGCTGTCTTGCACTTGCCCTTTCCCCCAGCAATAGAGATACATTCCTTTAGCTTCTCACAGATAGAACTCGATGACTTGTTAGCCAAAGAGTATGACATGTGGGATCGCATCCAAACAAAACGCCCACCCAAGATGGGTAGTAGTGCAACAACTAACGAGAAGCTACGTGATGAATTCTCTGGTACCATAGAGGACAGCACTGTGTCTTCCTTGTTGGTTGACGCTTGCATCGTTGGCACTAAGGAAATTAAAGCTGGGCACAAAGATGACAAGGCGACACTGATTAATTTACAGAACAACATCATTGCTCACATGGGTGAGCATGAGGTATTGGTAGGCTCTGATGGTGACATCATAGCTACCTTCAAGCCTGACGCTAATGGTGTCAGGAAACTTTTGATTAAATAATAGGAGAGTATTCAATGGCTAATAAAAAGATTCATTACATCACCCCAATCGGAACCTTTAACTACCCTTGGTTAGACACACCATCCAAGTGGGATGCATCAGCTCGTGATGGTAAGGGTGGTAGTGTACGTGCAGACAAGAAAGATTTGAATGCATCATACAGCGTTAAGATGTGCTTCACTAAGGATGAGTTCAGTGATTCAGACTTTAAGAAACAGATAGATGAACTGTGGGCACTGACTAATAAGGACTACCAAGGTAAGTTCGATGAGGTTAAGAACCCTTACTGGACTGATGATGATGGGAACTACTGTCTCACAGCACGTAGACAAGCTGCATTCTTGAAGGACGAGAAGGTTCAGAGCATGCGTCCGAAGCTTGAGGACTGTACTGGACGAGACATTACTAAGTACGTGGAAGAAGAAGGTATCAGTGTAGCGTCTGAGTCTATCGGTAGGCTTGACCTTACCACCTATGTCCCCGTACCTAAGAAGAAGGATGGAGTGGCAACGTTGCGTATGAACTTTGACTTGGTCAAGGTACAGTTCAAGAAGTTAGTACGCTATGAGCCTGACAAACCAATGGATGCTATCGCAGGTGGTGATCCTATTGGTGAAGATGATGGCTTGCCGTTCTAGGTAGCACAGAGTAGTTAAGAAAGGGTCAGCCTGTAACGGGGCTGGCCCTCTTTTACTTTAAACTAAGCGTGTCTTAAGATAAGGGGATAATATGAGTGTATTAGGAAGAGATGATGTTGGCATGCCTTCTACGGGAACGTGTACTGGGCACCGATCAGTGATAGACTTGCATAACAATGGCAGGCTACACCCTGTCTATGTATACGAGGGCAGTACAGATGAGAATGGCAACACAGTGTTAGGTAAGCTGAAGCATATCATTACTACTAATGAGCTACAGAAAAGAGCTGATGAGTTCCCAACTATGCTAGGCAAATCATTGACAAATGGCAGGATAGGTACGCTTAATCCTGACCTACCTGTTCGACCATGTAAATTTTGTCATGCTAACTTCTTGCCACGGTATAAGCAGAGTGTATTCTGTAGTGATAAGTGCAGACGTGGCACGGCTCGTCACTATAAGAGAGAAAAGGTTGCTGCTAAGTTAGGCATAGATGTATCCGAGTTAACTCAAAATAGAATGGGGGACTAACATGGATATTAAAACTAGAGACAGAGTTGATTTAGTACGTAGGAAAGGGTCAAGCATTTGGTATATTCACGGAACCATTAATGGTATACGTGTGCGTAAGAGTACCAAGCGTTCTAATAGGAGGAACGCTGAAAGTATTATGTATCTATTCATCGACAGGTTTCTAAAGGGAGAGGAACAGAGCTGCACCATCAGGGATGTGACTAACGTACACCTTGAGATGATAACTAAGAAGACAGCGAATAAGGATTTTGAGTATTCTAAAAAATTAGAAAAATTTTTCGGGCAAGTTGGACTCAATACACTCAGCTTCAGGCCGAAACAGTTTAAGGAACCTTACCACATCCTGAACAAGTACATCATCCAACGTGCTGCTGATGGGATGAGCATCACCACTGTCAACAAAGAGCTGGCCTTCCTTAACCTGTTAGGTAAGAAAGCAGTGGACACCTATGGTTTGCTTGAAACGTGGGGGCACATCAGACCTATCGACAAGGATGAGCTACGCTTCTACAAGCTGAAGAAGCGTAAGGAAAAACTGGCCCTCTCATATGACATGCAGACGCTGTTGTTTAATGAGCTTCCCCTTATGCTTAGGGATATGGCGGTGTTCAGTGTCAACACAGGTCAGAGGGACAGTGTAGTATGTGGGTTGAGATGGGATTGGTTACATGATGGTAACATCCCTTACTTCCTCGTGCCTGCTGAGATGATGAAGATGGGAGTGGAAGCTACTGTTGTATTGAATAGTGTAGCACGTGATATCATATATAGGTATAGAGATAAGATACCAAAATTTGTATCGGCTAGTAATGTACCAAGCCAGTATGTATTCTCAACTCAGTTTGGAACTTTTGATACACAAAACTGCTGGGCCTATGAGAAGGCTAGGCGTGCAGCTTCAGTCACAGACGCAAGCATACTAAACACAGATGTACATAGCTATAAGCGTACGTTTGTTACAAGATTGTATGACTCTGATGTACCACATGAATGGGTGCAACGTCTAGCTAATCATAAGCTATACAATACCACTGAGTTGTATAGGCGTGACAGTGATGAAACAATAGGCACCAAGCTATACTACCTTGAGCAGCTAGTTAAGAAACCTGTGTTCACAGTACAGAAAGGAGTTGTCAATGGTTGAGACAGTGAGGGATACAATAGAGGCGTTGAAGGCAGAGTATCAGCGTCACTTCGGTGTACCTCATAGCAACAAGGCGTACACTGAGCAGAGCAAGAGCATCAAGGGATTGATAGCCGCAGTAGGGCATGACAATATCATACGTACCTTTAGATTCTTACTGGAATGCAATGACCCTTGGCTACAGAATGCAAAAAACATTGGTGGTCTAATCAAATGGTATGATGCAATACAAACTATGAGGTTGAACACTAACCTAGCTGTTAAGTCTGGATCATACAAGCACATGCAAGCAGAGATGGAACGTAGGCAAGAGGAACGCTTAGCTGAATACAGAAAGGAGATGTTAGATGAGTAACCAGAAGATACCATACTCTAAGGAGTCAGAGTATTCAGTACTTGGTAGCATCATGCACTCACCTGAGAATATGCCGGAGGCTATGTCACTGGTAGATGATGAGGACTTCTTTACTATGGAGAACAAAGAGTTGTTCATCATGATGAAGAAGTTAGCTAAGCAGAACGTTCACATAGATGTGCTCAACTTAGCAGAGATGCATCGTAACAATGGAGGGAGTAAGTCTGATGGGTACATGGAGTACCTCGGTATAGTAGAGGACTACATGCCAACAGGTACGCTACTACCTACGCATTGCAAGAAGTTAAAAGGACTTACCATCCAGCGTAAGTTCATTGATCACATGCAGGATGTCGTGAGTGAGGCTGGTAAGATACACGACAATCCTATAGAACTATTGGAGGCAGCACATGGTAAGCTATTCAAGCTCATGCAACAGGCTGAGTCTAATGCTACATACAAAGATGTGTATGGCCCAGAAGAGATGGCAGAGCTGGGATATAAAAATGCAAAGAGAATGTTTGAATCACCCAGTGACAACGCAGGATATCAAACAGGATTCCCCGTACTTGATAAGCATATCAAGTGGCTCAAAGACTACAACCTGATTGCAGCCAGTACTGGCGTGGGTAAGACTGGCCTTGCTATTAACATAGCACTCAACGTAGCATTACAGAAGGCACCAATTCTCTACGTCAACCTTGAGATGAACATAGATGAGATCATAGTACGTATCTTATCTATACTCTCCGGTGTTGAAATGGATGACATCATCACAGGTGAGTACGGTGATCATCCAGAGAACTTTAAATTGGTAGCTAGGTTCGCTGAAGAGCTGGAGCGTAGGGCATTGTACATGACCGACAACAAGCCTAAGACAATTGACCATATCATTAGTATGATTAACAAGTACCATGCTAAGCATGACCTGAAGGTGGTAGTCATAGATTACATAGGTCACATAGCTAATGACAGGCTAGCCTACAAGGAGAACAACAAGCGTGTTACCCTTGGTAGGTATAGCCAAGCACTCAAGCATGCATGCACCAAGCTAGGCATTAGGTTAGTAGTAGTAGCCCAGATGAATAGAGAAGGTGAGAAGGAAGCAGAGATGTATAACATAGGTGAGTGCTATCAACTGGCACAGGATGCTGACATCTTTATGATACTCTACTATGAATGGATAAAGAATACAGACACTGAGGCGGGGGCACCTGAGAAGTATAAGCAGTACCTACTTAACCTTAGGAAGAATCGTAATGGGCCGGCACCCCGCACCATTAAGATTAACTATAACGAGAAGACTCAACTAATGATGGAAGGAGAGATATGAAAATTAATAAAGAAGATGTGGAACAGCTTGAAAAATTTATTGTTGAGATTGTGTCTAAGTATGTTGTGCTTAAGAAGGTAGGCGATAACTTTAAAGGGCTGTGTCCATTCCATGAAGAGAAGACCCCTTCCTTTACAGTCAACCCAGCGGGTAACAGCTACTATTGCTTTGGGTGTAAGGAAGAAGGTGATATCCCTGCTTTTATCAGAGCTATGGGGGTTAGAGGAAGATGAAGATAGAGATATCAAAGACTGAGTGGTTTACTATATGGATATCGGTTGCGATATTCTTAGGCGCAGGGGTGCTTGCATGGGGCTCACTGTATATATTTTTCTTTGTTAAATGAAAGGAACATCTAATGACTATTATAGTAATTGTATTTAGTTTTCTTCTGGCTCACGGTATGAACTATGAAGACATCCCATTGCAACACAAGGCAACTTTTACTTTTTCTCATGAGTGTAAGCAAGTGAAGGGTGATGATGAAGTATGCGTTGATTTAACTACAGGCGAGACAGCCCTGTATGCACCGAAGGATTAATATGATAACATACTTAATTCAATTCATACTGTGCTGTTGGGCAGCGTTTAGTATAAGGTTAGTTAACCGAGAAGTGAAGTATGCATTGTTCTATGGACTGTCATGTAACCTGTGCTTCATATCGTGGTGGATATATACCGCCCAATATGGCTTCTTGTTAGGTGACTTAGTCTTCACAGCTACATGGCTAGGAGAGATACGATGGGCAAATATGAAGAAGACGCAGAAGGAATCCTTGAAGGGCGAGGCATACACCCTGAACGACCTTTAGTATTACAGCTACTAGGACAGGCAGTCAATGATGCCTTCGATAAGTTCTACCATAAGATAGATGGGGCTACCATAGTGCAGTCACAGAAGGTAGCAGTAGAGAAGACGTTCGCTCACATGCAGGTAGTACATACTGATGAGTGGCGTGTTGATTATGAGCGTGATGGATATGTCAAACTTTATTCACCTTTATTGGAAGATATGCTGTATATTTGCAGGGACGATAACATGTTTAAGTTCCTCGCTAGAGGTGGTGACGCATGTACTGAGATAGATACTGGCTTAGTAGTGTACACTCAGAGAGAACTCAAGCACTTAAAAACTTTAAGCTCGGAGGATGTAAAGTGGATACACCTAGGGAAAACTTTCAAGGGACAGTTAGTCAAGTGAAGAACATGATAGCAGCTATGCTATACAATGTAGACGAGGACATTAAGACCTTACGTGCACAGCAGGATCAGTTGCTCTTCTTCCAAGAGCAGCTTGAACATGCGGAGACTAAGGAAGAATTATGAATTGGTATATAGTGATAGTCCTAATGATGTTAGTCGGTGAAGATAACATAATTGATTATAAATATAACAGCAAGGCTGAGTGTGAGGTAGCTATAGAAGAGTTTGCTAGCAACCTACATGACACTGGTCTGCCTGACGGGTCAAAGTATATTAGGTTTGAATGCATTGACCATGACGAAAGGATCAAGCGTATGCGTCAGTACCAAGAGGAGCATAAATTTCGTGAGCAATCCTAAGCTAGAGACACAGAGTGATGTGGATATAAAGAACAAGGTCAGGCTATTCTTACAGCAGGATCAGTGGTGTAAGATACATGACCTGTATGAACGGCTGTACTATGTGGACTGGTTGTGTAGTAACAGAGATGAAACAAAGTTTTGGTTCTCTGAGTTTAAACGTAGAAGTTGTGAACACCATACATATAGAGATGGCACACTGCTATCCATGCACAAGTACATACGTCTTCAAGAGTATGCACGCATAACAGGTGAGGCTTCAATCTTTGTAGTGTTGTTCACTGATGGGTTATACTTTCACCCTGTACTTTATGATGCTATCCCTAACATATCCTTTGGTGGTAGGTCAGACCGTAACATACAGGGTGACGTTGAGCCTATTGTATTGATAGAGCCTAATGAATTCAAACCAATAACAGGATGGGAGGAGTGGAGAGATGAGCAAGACAAGTAGAGATAAGGGACAGCGTGGTGAGCGTGAGGTATGCGCTCTGCTACATGAGCACTTAGGCACAGAGTTTAAGCGTAACCTAATGCAGACAGCAGAAGGTGGGCATGACGTGTTAGGATTGAAGGGTTGTGCAATAGAAGTTAAACGTCAAGAGAAATTGCAGGTAGAGAAATGGTGGAAGCAGACAGTAGGGCAGGCATCAGATGTTGGACAGTTGCCAGTGTTGTTTTTCAGAAGGAACAAGGAATCGTGGACAGTTGCAGTACCTACGTATTCTATAATGAATTGGATAACTGTATCATGTTTCCAACACTACGCACTCATGTCAGTCCCACAGTTTGTAACCTTTTACAGCACCCTACAAATAAAGGGGGGACTATGCAAAGACCAGACAGAGCAGACTTAAGAACAAAGATGTCTCGACCTGATGAGGCCTTGGATCATTTGTATATGGCAGAGCAGAAGCTATCACGTAGCAACAAGAGTGCTGTCTACCTTGCCCTCGTTGATGTAGAAAGATACATCATCTATCTTGAGAAGAAGATATCTAACCTAGAGAAGAAGTAATGGAGTGTGCCATGAAAATAAACAAATGCTACCTATGTGATGAAACAGAACCTCATACACATAACAAACAAGCGGAATGGGTGAGAGAAGAAGTGCAAAAGTTTGACTTACGAATTGCAGCACTAGATGGGAGGGTTTGTGAATTGGAGAAAGAACTTGGGGGTGAATACAAGTCTGGGAAAACTAGGATGGAGCGTAGACTAGGCACACCCGATAGAAGAACGCATGGCAGCAGGGAATTTAGAAAAACTCAGTGGCTATCTCATTCATTAGGCACAGCATGTACATGTCGGAGAGGTAGTTACGATTACCAGAATGGGGATAACAGTGTTACATAAAATATTTCCATTCGTACTTGGGGGACTACTGATGATAGCATTCATATCAGCATTCTTATCAGGGTGGGACAGAACAGTTGAAGGATCAGTAAAATCTACACGCCCAGAAAATGGGTGCTCACAGCTCAGTGTTAACCCCCCACTATGGGGATGCTATATAAGTGGATGGACTGTATCATATATTACTACTAAAGAATTTAGATTAGCAACTCCAAAATAGGAGGCCGATATGCCTAAGAGAAAGTATAACTACAATCATAGACGTAAGGCTCTTGCCAAGAGATCACTGAGATACAGAATTATACAGCGAACAGCTAGAAAATTACACGTACCATACTATGGTAGTGTGGACGATTTAGGATACAAACAAGAACCTCTCTTACAGGAGACAATATGAACCATCAGGAAACTTTAATCGTTAAGCTTGACCTATTGATAGACGCAGTGAATAGACTAAGGGCTGCACCACTAGAGGTGAAACTTGTTAGTGATGTGGCTACTGGTAAATTCCCTGTCCCACCAAAGACAACAGGTGCTGGTGAGAAGTTACCTAAAACTAAAGGGAGATGACATGCCCACATTTTACATGAGTATAGAAATAAAGAGAGCTGATTTTAATGATGGTAGTCGGGAAGAGATAGTCATAACAGATGGAAACTCAGGCAAAAACATTGGATTCTTTTCTGATCAAAATGTTAGCGAAGCTAATGTTATGGAGCATACCGCTGAAGTTGCGAAACAATTTATCTTAGATAACTTCACACACAATATCCCCGAAGAATGTTCCACCACTAGCTGAACTCAGGGCTACTATCTTCTTAGCCATAGGTATAGCAGCAGTGTAAGCTTCCTCGAATTCTGGTTGGAAGGCACACTCATCCGAAACAACTAAACTAGCAACACGTGATCGGATGATGTGCCCACCTTCCGGTATCCCATGTACTATACTTCCATTACCAAACCTCATCTTAGCATAGCTAGTGTCAACAGGTACCATCTCTTTAAGCCATACAGGTAGCTGACTATAGACGAAGGACATCCTAGCATTCTCCATCTTCTTATCGAAGACGAGAGCTGCAGCATCCTCTTCCTTTTTACTCTGAATGAATACAGATTGGTGTGAATGAAACAAGCACAGCCATAGGCTATACAGCACAGCAGTCCATGACATCATAATCTGTCTGCTCTTGGGTATGAACAGGCGATCCGATTCATGTATCACTGAAATAATTTTACGAAGGTATGGCTTGTCAGGGAAAGGTTTAGAAGGACTATCAATGTCATGCTCATCCTTAGTGATTACATAGCCAGAAAATATGAAATTATTTGGGTGTTCCTTCCAGTGCTTCAGGAGTAGCAGCTTGTGGAGTTCCTGTAATGAGTCCGATGATAGCCGACTCAAGCGACTTGTCAGTAATTCCTTGTCCATTCCCGGCAAGGAGGTGAGCGTGTTTACTAGGTTTGTCATATCCGAACATATCTCTCAGTGCTTTCAGACCGTCCAACTTATTATGAAAGGTCAGTGTTACCCCCTTGCCTCCAGTACCTCCAGTGATTGAGACAACAGGCTTGAGGTCTAGTATCTCTGAACTCTTACCTGTGATCTTGCCTTCCTTATCAAAGCTATAGTACTCTGATGGATCAAGGAATGCTATACGTGCGTACTCTTCTGCTACCCTATCCAATGATATGTGTAGCTTCTTAGCTAGGCTATCACGCCTATCCTGTAACCTCTTCTTGAAGTTCTTATCATTCCTCAACCGGCTGATGGTCTTGTCCATCCCCTTGCCTGAGTACCCCGCCTTCAATGCAACAGAACTCCAAGCCTTATCAGGGTTAGCTATGATGAATTCAATCAGCATGTCCTGCTTGTTGTACAGCGTACCAGTCATGTCAGGCTTAGGTAACTTCTCTCTCTCCTCATCCTCACGTAGCTTAGCCATCTCTACGTTTGCTTTTACTCTTGATAATAGTTTAGCCATTAACCGTAACCAGCACGACCACCAATAGTGGCACGTTTGCTGTCCTTTGCTCTCATTCGTTTATCATAGAAGTCAAGTAGTCTAACGATACAGTCACGTGTGGGTGGGTAGTTAGACTTCACAGCTTCAACACAATCATCCCATATACGGAGCAGTGCATCCTCCGTCCCCGGTTTGTTTCTGCAGAACCACTCCCTCATAAGGACAGAAGCATTGTTCCTCTTGCGCTCTGACTCATAGATGAAACGTATGCCTAATTCTTTACGCATCCTATTGCGTAGGTCTTCATCATCGCATGCTAGGATCACACGATCAATCTTACACCTGCCTAACATATCCTTCAGATCGTTAATGAAGTCAGGGGAGAGCCTACCTATGACTTCGTCAAAGATATGGTACTCCCCGTTAACCTTAGCACCAGCTACACAGTACCCTCTATTATGGTCATCGTTACCTAGAAATAGAGAGGCCATATTCTGCTCACACATGTGGTACTTGTCGGCCACATACAAAGCAATGCTAGTACCGTATGATTTAATCTTATCCGGCTTGTTCGATTCCATGTACTTTGTTTGCACTCATGTGTGAAGACTCAATGATGTTGCCTACAATATCGTCACAAGCCTTACGTGCTGATCCCCCACATACTGCGTAAGTAAAATCTTTATCGTGAAACGGTTCCAACTTATAAAAGTCATCACCTAGTTCTTCAACTGAGTATTCCATTACTTGCCACCTTTCTTTTTCTTCTTCTGTTCACGGATACGTTGCTTAGCTCTAGTCACTGTTGTAACTGGGAGCTTCTTAACGCTGGCCCTAGGGTTGTTAGTTTCTCCTCTTACTACATCCTTAGCATATCTAACTGCAAGCTTTCCAGAATCTTTAAGCTTCTTTCCCCATGCTTTCAAATTTGCGTTAGCTCTCTTGTTCTGGTCGCTTTTAGCCTTCTGCTTCTTCATATTCTTAAGAGCTTTCTTTGTGTCAGCACCCATCAGTAACCTCGGCCTCCCTTTTTCTTCTTTGAATAAATCATTAGCACCTCCTGTTATCTGTATTGTTTTACTCTATAGGCTACACTCTTAGTACTCTTCTTCTTTGGCCTATCCTTTTTCATCTGCTCCCATGTAGCTTTATTCTTTGCCTTCTTTGCGTCTGCTTCTTTCTGATTGAACGGCTTAGCTTTAGGCTTAGGCTTAGTCTTCACCATGTGGCGGGGGATTCTACCTGCGGATAATGTTATTTCGTCATTCAACTTATCCCACGCAGCTTTCTCTGCCTTTGCTTTTTTTGCAGCTTTCTCTGCCTTTGCTTTTGCCGCTGCCGCCGCAGCTTTTTGTTTTGCTTTTTTATTTGCTTCTTTCTCACCTCTAGCCCACATACCTCTCTCATCCGACTCTGTAAGCTTTGTTGGGGGCTTATTACGTCTGCTACTCTTCTTATCATCCTCTTCTGAATTGCGGTGCCCATGGGGCTTGTGCTTCCACTCGTTATTACCCACGGATGCTACTCCCTGTTCTCTTACGTTCTTTAGGTTTAATAGGTTTAACTTTAAGCTTAAGGTCTTTCAACTTTACCACCTTAGGTTTCATTGGTTTAATTTTTCTAGCCACGGATTACATGTCTCCTCATATCAAAGCTGTCAACTTTATCTGCCATCCAGTTGGATGCCAGCATCTTGAACAGGTATTTAGCTGCATCAATACTATGGTTGTTCTTGTCCACCATAGTTTCCTTTACGTTCCTACTCTGCCCAGTGCTATTGCTCCACTCATTGTATCTCCATTGGCACATCTCACGCCAGTGATTAGGGCAGGCTTTCGTTATACGATACCTCGGTTGCCAATCCTTATCAGGTTTCTTCTTGTCAAACTCGCCCCACATCTGACCGTTGATAAGTTCAGCGAACTGGGTATCACCCCCCCTAGTTCCTTTGATGAAGTGAACTCCCTCCTCTGCAAACAAAGAAGCAGGGCTGACTAAGTCACCACCGTCACCTCTCTCTTGTGTTGCCGTCCACATGCTCGGATCAGCTACGATCCATTCCAATCTATCATAGTACTCATACCCTAGTATAGCCTCTGAGGCACTTACGTATCCAGCCTTGCGTTTGTAGTATTCAAACACTGCGTAGTACTCATCCATCTTAACATCGTGTGCTATAACTATGAATGCTGTGATGCCACGACCTGCGTAATCGAATCCACCATACAACTTCCACTCTTCAGGTACTACCTTCCATACAGGTAGTTGTATCCTATCTATGTGCCTCTCCATGTGAGGGAAGACAAGCTGTCCACCCTGTGCATCAAAATCAATTTCCATTTCCCTGCGCCACTTAGCACCTATCAGTCCACCGGGATAGCCCACTAAAGATTTAGCTAACCAGTCAGCACCTTTGGTAGTGAGTATGTCCTTGTCAGGGTCAGCTGTATAGTGGATGCGTAGTACACGCACACCATCAGCTGTTATGTAATCACTTATTCCTTTCATTGTGTGCCTCAATCATTCTCGAGAGGAGGCGAATAGTGTGATCGTCACCAAGCCTTTTAATCTTACGGAAGTCTGCCTCTAGTTCAGCCTTGTGCTTCTTACTGGCATCCTTCCATAC